GCGCGGGATTTTGTGGCTGCTCCCCAGGGCGATCTCCTGGGGCGGAGCGCTGTGGGGCCTCGGCAGCGCCGCCTGGCAGATGCTCTCGCCTCTCCTGCAGAGGGTTCTGCTGCCATGACCTGCATCGAGCGGATTTGGGACGACCGGTTCCTGTGGCTGTCGGCCGTCGTGGTGGGGTCGTTCTACATCGTCCTGCACTGGCCGTGGACCTGACGCTTCCCCGCCATTGCCGGATATGCCAACGCCCGCCGGACATCCGGCGGGCGTTTTGCGTTTCTGGGGTCCGGAGAACGCGGGGCTTCAGCTGTTGGTTTTGCGGCGACCCGCGATGTAGGCGCGTATCACTTGGTCTGCGATGGTTTCCAACTCAGTGCGACGATAGCCGCTGTCGCCCTCTAGATCGCGCGCCAGCGCAAGTACGTCGTCGCGGGTGATGCCAAACTCGGACAGCTCGTTGTCGTGGGCATTGACGTAGTAGCGATAGAGTGCGAGCTGCACGTCGCCGTCCTTCATCCCACCTGTCTGCACCACGCGCGTCATCTCTCGGGCCTTTCCGGATCAGTCGCTCTTGAGCCGCCGAAGGCTCTCAATCATGTCGCTGATCAGGCCATCGGTTGCGCGGCGATTCCAACGCCTCACGACCGCACTCACATGGTCGCCGCCCAATTCACTTCTGGCCGAACGATGGATGGTCGCCTCACATACAGAGCAGTGCACGTCAGCCCATCGGAAATCATAGTCCTCGCTGTTGTGCTTACGCAGCTCCGGCTCGCTGCCGCAGAACGGGCAGGGCTTGAGGTCCGGCTGGTCAGCACGGGTCGGCATGCGGGCCTCGGTTATACGGTTGCGGGGTTGATCTCATCCATGATGCGCAACAGCGCATTTTCCGCTGCCTTCCAATCCTCGACCTTGGCTGCCGCCTCGTAGGCCAGAAGGTGCGTGCGCATGTCATCAGTAGATATGCGATGGGCAAGGCCGAGGGCGCGCACGCCATCTGCGTGGTGATACCGGCACAGGCTTGCAAAGTGCAGCTTGAGCTGTCCCGATGTCATCGTTGCTACTGTGGGGCGCGGCATCGCGGGGCTCCGTTATCAGTCGAGTGCGTTCGCGAGAGCGATGCGCAACGCTTCTGCTTCGTCTGGCGTCAGAATGATTGACTCCACGTCAGCGAGACCGCTGCGCTTGGGCCGGTCCACTCGCACCATAACCGTCTCTGTTTCGCCATCGAACTTCACGAGAACGCGAAAGCGTGCGCTGGATTGCTCGTCGGCGCCGGCCATCTCTGCGGGTATGACTGGGAACGTCATTTTGCCTCGGGGCATTCCTTGTTGTCGGCGAGGGTTCCGATTTCTCGTCACCCACAACCTGCCAGACCTCCCCATACCACGGTGGGGCACTCCCTTAGCCTTTCGGCCGTCCGGGTCTCGAACCCGGTCCTTCACCTGATCTCGGTCAGCGAGCCGGACTCGAACCGGCCTGCCTCGGTCCCTTGCGGGAATTGGATCGGCCTTTCCTGCGGTCAAGGCAAGCGTTCGTGGAACGCCGCCTCTTGCGCCTCTTGATACGTCTGCGGAACATTTACGGCCGGCGGCGCCGGCTCAGGGAGCCAGTGAGAAAACGCGGTCTTTGGCTCGTTGACGGCAACGCCACAGGCAGTCCAGAGGGCGCCGTCCTTCCACACAACGGATGACCACTCTTGCAGGCGCTCGGTGCGCCACCACGCCCAGAACCGGCCCGAGTGCGGATGCGTCTCAATCGGTCGCGCGATGGGTGCCGGGATTGGCGCGAGCTCGCCGCGCTCTCCCATCTCGGCCAGCTTCACGGCCAGATGCGCGATGCCGATTTCTTCCGCCAGCACCATGGCGATCTTGTCTGCGGATAGCTGCATCATTCGCGGGGCCTTTCCTTGTCAGTCTGGTTCGCGAAGTTCAGCCAACAGTTCTCTGGCTCTGCTGCGGATCATTGCAATGGCTTGTTGTTTCGCTTCGTCAGCACCTTGCGCAGAAATCTTGAAGGTCGAATACCACGGTTCGCACGACAGATGCCAAGCGCCCGGATTCGAGATGTGGCGGTGAACTGTCAACCGCACGGATGGTGTTGGTCGCAGCTCCCATACGGTCGGGGTGCGATCCGTCTCGCCTCGCGAGAATGAGCTGATGTCTTTCCATTCCGTCACGTCGGGCCTCAGATCGTGAGTTCGCGGCCGGTGTCGTTATCAAACACGCGATAGCGATGAAACTTGCCGGTGAGCAGAGCCTTGACGTTAGCCTCGCGCTCGCCGCTCGGAACGCTGAACACGCCGCAGCCGCGATAGCCCCAGCTCGCCTTTTTCGCGCCGAAGCATGAGAAAAAGCTGCGCCCCGGAATGGTCTTCTCAGTCACAAGTACGAAGGTCTCATGATCTGCGACGTTGAAGCGGTCCATTACGTCTCTCCCGTGCCTGATGGTGTATAACTAGCGTACGCCTACTAGACAGTCAAGGGGATTTGCGCTAAATGTGATGTTGAGCTGTGGAAACCGCTGGGGTTGGCGTGCAGAAGAAGCAGGAGACCGGCAAGCTGATCGGCTACGCGAGGGTCAGCACCGACGACCAAGACCTACGAATGCAAGTCGCGGCATTGGAGAAAGCCGGTTGCTGGAACATCTATCAGGAGAAGCGCAGCGCGACGCGGCACAAGCGGCCGCAGCTAGAGCTTGCGCTGATAGACCTGCGCCCAGGCGATGTGCTGCTGGTATGGAAATTCGACCGGCTCGTGCGCAACACCTCCGACGCCTACAAGCTTCTCGAGCGGGTCGAGAAGTCCGGCTGCATAATTCGCTCGATCACAGAGCCGCATTTGGAAGTAAAGACGCCGATCGGTCGCTTCACCATGGGGCTTACGGCGCTACTAGCGCAGCTCGAAGTGGACCGCACGTCAGAGCGCACGTCGGCTGGCATCAAGGCTCTACAGGATGCCGGTTTCATGTACGGAGCGCAGCCGAAACTCACCGCGCGCCAAGCGGCAACCCTCGTGCGGATGCGCAAGCGAGGCGCAACGGTGTCGTCGCTGGCGCTCAAATTCGACATAAGTCCCGCGTCAGTGAACAACTATCTGAAGCGCGCCAAGGCTAGGCGCAAACGGTAAGACAGGAGGCTGGACGTGGGAACGAAGAACAAGCCCGGATCATTCGACTGCTACGCGAGCGCTGAGCCGGACGAGCCGATGTTCACGTTGCTCGCGCGCGATCCACTTGCTGGGCATCTCGTCTCGGTCTGGTCGAAGCTGCGCTATGGCGACATCGAAGCAGCACACGCCGTTTTCTGCGACATGGTCACGAAGCACAGTTCCCGCTACACGCTGACGCCCGATGTGGCGAAGGCTGGCGAAGCGATGGACTGCAGCCTCGCCATGTTCGATTGGCGCAAACAACATCGCCCAGAATAGGAGCATGGTGGTGAGCTGCGAAGACCAAGCGCTAGTGCCGACTGGCGTATGCCTAAAGCCCGAATGCCAAAGCTGGTCCCCCAGGTCGCCTACCCCGCGTCGACCAGTCTTGGTCATGCGCGGCAAGTTCTGGTGTTGCCAGAAGTGCGGCGCATCCTACGGCGAGCACGCCAAAGACGGCTTGAAATAAAGGAGCGGCATCGTGACGGCGAAGATGGAGGTCGAGGCGGTGGCAGAAATCCTCGCGCGTCATATGCTCGTGGATTGGAACCCCGACTTCCTCCCAAAGATGCGCTGGCCAGAGGACTGTTCTAAGGAAGAGCAAGGAAAGTGCCGCGGCGTAGCGACCATGGTCATCAACGCGCTGAAGAAGGCGCGACGGAACGCGGAAGGCCCGGCGGTGCGCCACTCGGTTCGCAAGCCGTTTGTGATCGAGTGTGACCTGTGCGGCAAGCCTGCGCAGGACTGCATTTGCGAAAATGAACCCAACAACTGACGAGGCGCAGCATGAGCGAGCGAGTTCACCTGCTGCTGTGCGCAAATTGGTGCTGCGCTGCTGGCGTTTTTGCGCTGCTCGGAGCTGCGCCCAACTGGTGGGTTGCTGCAGGAATGATCTTGAGCGGCATGGGTGGTCTGATCAAAGCCGCAGTGTTGTGGGGTTTGCAAAAACCGTCAGCAGAATAGGAGCAGAGAATGGCCGTTGAAAATGGGGCGATGTACCACGTACCGACGCTGAGTGAGCGCGCATGGCGCTGGCTCGGATTTCGGTATCATCTCGGCGCCGAGCCGGAAGGTATCGACGGCATGCAGGGCTGGATGTGCACTGAAAGCCGCCTGCATTTCGGGTGGGCGGACCGCATTCGCTTGCTGGCATCTGGACGCCTCCATCTTCGCCTCGTGCAACACACGACGGTACAGGTGGAAGGCACCAAGAACCGTTTCGATTGGCGCATACCAACACCGGGAGACCGGACATGAGTCTTGAATGGGGTCCAGCCACAAAGGCAGCCGCCGAGAGACAAGCCGCCGCGATCAACGAAGCTGCGACGGAGCCCAGGCATCACAAGCTCGCGGATCGCGCGGCCCTTGGGGAGTTCACCGACTACGCCGACACGCACGCCTGTCCGATCACCGAGCTGCATCGGCTGTGCCGCCAGTACGGGTTGCACACTCTCGCCGACCGCGTCGCAAATGGCGACTTCGATGCGACCGCAGACGAAAGCGACGAGTGGGCCAAGTCCGCCTCGGGGCAGTCGATTGCGAAAGAGCTGTCGCCCGCGATGCGCGCGGTTGTCGGTCTGAAGCTGAACAATTGAGGAGCGGGCCACATGAGCCGATCAGGCTACACCGACGACTGCGACGACGTGCTGGCGATGGGCAGGTGGCGCAGCGCTGTGCGGAATGCCCTCAAGGGCAAGCGCGGCCAAGCATTCTTGAGAGAGGCGCTGGCGGCGCTCGATGCGCTACCCGAAAAGCGGCTGATCCGTGATGACCTAGAAGCCGAGGCCACCGGCATGCCATTCCGACCGCGACGCGATGTCTGCATGCTTGGAGCTGTCGGGCGTGCGCGCGGTCTCGATATGAGCCGCCTTGATCCGTATGAGTCTGAGAGCGTGGCAGGCGCCTTCGGGATCGCTCGCGCGATGGCTTGCGAGATCGCCGATGTCAACGACGACTATTCGCGCGAGACGCCTGAGGCGCGGTTCGCCCGCGTGCGCCAGTGGATCGACGCGCAGATCGTCCGTGAACCGCTAGCGACAGCATAGGAGAGACAGCTTGCGGCACAGGTTCACAGAGACTGGAACGCTGGAAGTTCTCCAAGATGGAGTGTGGACATCGTGCCCGCCAGCGGCTCGCGACCTGTTGCGCGTCGTGTCCGATCTACTGGCTGCCTACGTCGCCGACGAAGATCGGTACAACCGGAGCGAGGGTGAGCCGTTTGGATCAATCCGTACAGATACCGGAATGCTGGCGCGCGAGGCCGTGCGCAAGTTTGCAACGAAAAGATAGGAGACCCGCATGCCGATAGAAGTGCGATGGCTCAGAGACGACGCCGCCAAGATGTTGCTGCTGGAGGTGGACGGCATCATCGTGTCGTCGATGCTCTACGTGGTGGCCGACAAATTCCAAGGACTCGCGCCCGCCATGCTCAAGGCAGCCGCTGAATGGGCACAGCGACGAGACGCGGGACAGAAAATGAGGAGCGCGCGATGCCCTTCGTAATTGAGTGGCCGGAAGACGACCAATATCCGCAGCGCTGGTGGCATCGTGTCGCTGGGTGGATGAAAAGCCAGAGCTACGCCACGTGCTTCGCGGACCGATTGTCGGCCGATGCGGAGCGCAAGCGGGCGATGCTTGACGGTCAATCAACGCGCGTCATCGAAGTGCGGAAATGAGGAGCGACGCGATGTTCGAGCTAAGTGATGACGAAGTGCGCCAGCTTGTAAGCTGGGGCGAGTATGTGGAAGCCAAGTTCCCGACGCCCGTTCCAAACACAACGCATGCTCTCCTTGAGCGTCTTCGCAACGAGATGACTGAGCGCGATGGAGATGAAATCGAAGCTGGCGCCAACGACGTGTTCGCTGGCGACCCCTGATAAGATAGGAGAGACGATGCGTACCTCTGTGAGGTTGCAGAAGAAGGCGAAACTCGCGGCGGAGCTTGAGGCGACGTTGGCGCAGTTAGAGGCGCTGCGGATCGCTGAGGCCAACCAGCCGCACGCAGATATTGGCGATCT